TATCATCTATAACTGAACTAAGACTATTACCTATCAAAGGAACATTACCAACAACAGAACTTATACCATCAGATATTTTTTTAAATTTATCAGTATGACCTTTTATCTGGTCTTGTATGTCTTTTTTTTCTTGTTTATTTTTTTGTTGTTGGGCTTGTTTTAATTCTTTTTCTTTTATAATTCTTTTAGAAACTTCACCTGTTGCATCCTTATAGATTCTAAGAGCTTCTTCAGTCAAACCTCGTTGTTTATCTAAGTCTCGATTAATGGCAGCAAATACCTTTTCAACTTCTTTAGCTGAAAAACCCATCTCTGATAGAGCTTGTTTATTAGCTTGTACAAACTCTTTAGCTTCTTGTATATTACTTAATTTAGCCATTAAATACCTAGACGTGTAAGTAGAGCATCTACTTCAGGTTTACTTTTCCTATCTTTCTGAATTTGAATCAAATCTTGTTCTATATTATCAATCTTTTTTTGTAATACAGGGTCTGTTTTAAGTTGTTTGAGGACTTTAGAAGCTTTTCTTTTAGCCAGAGCTTTCACGAGTTTTTGTAGAAACTCCTTTAATACTGCTTCGTTTTTGTATGTGTATTTTCCAATTTTACCTGGCATAATAGAACTCCTTGATAAGGGATTAGTTAATTATAAATATCAAAGTAGATAAAATTACTTTTTTCTAGGTAACCGAGGAATAGATTTTGATTTATTTGATTGTTTTTTTATTTCTTCAGCTTCGTCTTTGTATTGTTTTTGTAGACGTTTAAAGTAAAACATACGTAAGTAAACTGGCATATTATACACTTCATTAAAAGTAAACCCGCCCTTACTATTGTATATTATTTGAAATATCTGGTCGTGTAGTTTAGGTTTATCTTTAGAGTGTAGGCCAAAGAAACTGAGCAGTCAATATGACTGCTACCTCCTTTTCCTTGCCGTCAGGTTGTATCACTTTAACAACCATATCAACATCAGGAGTGTTGTCTTGGATGAATTTTCTTAAATTCAAACTATCAACAGCTAAAAGTTCATTGTCAACGAAATTATGGATATATCCTTTATCCGAGTTACCATCAACTGAAAGTATTAGGTGTTTTAAACGTGAAGTAACTTCAGTATTCATTTCAGGGTGAATCTTCATCAAGGATTCCATAAACTGATTGATTTCTTTTTGAATCGTATCTGTCATTAAGGTGACTTTGACTTTAAGTTTTGAGACTGGTAATTCATACTCAAGATGAGGAGAACCCTCGATAAATTTTGAAAAATCTATTTGTTTTTCATTAATTGTTGATAAGTCAATAGTAGTGTTTTGTTCTTGACCATTATCATCAACGTAAATCATTTCATAATCTTTACCATATCCCAGAATTCTAGCTCCTAATATCAGAGCATTTTTATCACCTGTGAGTAATTCATTTATCTTGATATCTTTATTTATGATTAAAGATTCTAATAATTTATCAATCACTAGATTCTTAGCTATCAAATTAGGAGAAGTTAATATATCTTCTTCCTTAGCTGTCATATATTTCATCTCTACTTTACCTGAGCTCAGAGGACTATCTTTGGGATAAAAGTATCCTTTAGAAGGTAACTCCACTACTTCAGTAGGGAATTTAAAATCAGTCATATTGACTCCTTTTGAATTTAATTAATAACCTATTATAATTATAACCTTATGGTTCTAAATAACAATTTATTTTGATGGGATCAACTTTTCTTTGATAGGTTTCAAAACTGCATCAAATAAAATGTCATCGTATTTAGTTGGTGTAAGTTTAACAATCTTTTCGATTGCGTAGAATGCTACTAAAACATACTCCCAGTTTGCTGCTAACCATTCACTCATTTTTAACTCCTGTTTTTAGAATTGTAAGATTGCGTAATCGTACTTGAGTGTTAATGTAATCTCAGCTGGTTCACTTGTAGCGTAATCCATATCACCGAAATTAGCATTCTCAATATACGTACCTTTCAATGTCCACTCCTCGACGATATCTCCCACGGGACCTAATACATTAAATGTGATATCTTTTTTATAAAAATCTGAATATCCATCACGACCTGTTACTGATTCGTGACCTAAACGTATCCATTCCAACACTGCTTGTGAAGCAGAAGGAACTATAGGGTCATATAAAACAATGTCGATAGGTTGCCAAGCCGCTTTACCTTTGATGTATCGTTTAACATTTATATGGTCCAATACAATCTCCTCAAACTGAATCTGAGGTCTAGCCATTGTTCTAATCAAATATGCTGGGATACCTTCTATATACATAATGAACCTATTTTTTACTTTAGGTTCAAATGGTGTAAACATAATTTCTGAAGGGTCTAATGTAGCCATTTACAATCTCCTAATATAAAGTCTTTTCTTACTTGTAAATAAATATCACCTAAACTAATTTTCGTTAATTTATAAAACACAAAACCCTACGTTAAGTAGGGTTCTGCATCTATATTGTATTGTTTTGATATAAATCAAATTACTCTGGGAAAGCTGCTCCCGTAGGTTGTACAACAAAATCCAACACAATGAACTCAGCTGTTCTTGTGGGTTGAATGAATATTTGTCCTACTAATTGATTTCTATCAACAACATCTGGAGTGTTATTTGTATCGTCCATAACAACTCTGAAGGCACTAAGACCACTATTTGATTGAACTTCCTCTAAGAAAGGATTCACAATATTCAAGAAACGATTTCTTGTAGCTTGTGTGTTCTGTTCAAATACCAAGAATCTTGATGTAGAAGCGATAAACTTACGAAGTCTAATTAATAATCTTCTTACATTGATTCTATCGAGAGCTGAAGGTTTAGATTGTAATGTTTTTTGACCAAACACAACAACACCTTGACCTGGGAAAGAAGCAATCGGATTGATTCTGTTCTCATACAAATCATCTCTTTCAGCATGAGTCAATCTTGTTTTAGCTTCCAATACAGTCGTGAGACCTCCTCTGTTTAGTCCTGCCGGAGCGAACCATTCGTGTGATACTTGGTCAGTAAAACTAATTACACCAGGTAATACAACTGAAGGTGGTACCCAAACTGGATTACTTGTATCTCTATCTGTGATTTTTATCCAAGGATAATAAACACCCGCATAGTTTGTATCAAGATTCTTAACTGTATTCTTAACTGTAGCTATACTATCACTCCAACCTGATGAATCCATTATGTAGAAAGCATCAGCTCTAGCTTCTGTTTTTGATATCGCATGATTAGTTACAGTAGAGTGTAATCCGTGAATCACACCAGGTATAGCTAATAAGTTGATATCAAATTCATCAGGATTACTAACAGCGTTGATAGCTCTTTTGAAAGCAATCGAACCACTTGTTGTTGATGATGAACAATCAAAACCCTGTGTGTTTGAACTAATGATATCGCCACCTGTTTTTATAGCTGTAGCTGGATTACTTCCGTCAAATCCATATTGGAAAGGAACCAAAAACTTTCTCTGTTGTATAGCAGAGTTTGTTAATGTGATTTTTTGTGAACCACTAGCGAAAGGTGATACATTTAACTCAGAAGCATCAGCATTTCCTACTTGGTCTTCCAAACTCATACTCACGTTATTACCTGAAGCTGCTGTATTTGGTATAGGAGCTAGATATTGTCTTGAAGTTTCTTTACTGAAATCAAATCCGTAAAAACGTGTTGAATCGAATGTACCATTGCTATCTGTTTGACCTGAAGCTGTTATAGCTGCGGGAATATCAGAACCTCCTGGGGTAGGATTCTTGACCGCTCTGAATCCCATAGGGACTACAGTTTTAGGAAACTTAAATACACTATCTTTAGTCATATTTTTAAAGTCACCGACTCTAATGTATTTACTTAAGTTAGGATAATCTCCGTAGTTTTCTAATTTACCATTTGAATCAATCTCTACCCATCTATCACCAATTCTCTTAGCAAAGAAGTTAGCTGATGTTGGGTCAAGTGTTAAGTTATCATATTGTTCTAAAATATTATCATCGTCTGTTCCACCTGGATTATGAACTCTGACTTGAATAGAAAATGTTCCATAATCAGAACCAGCTACGTCAGCAGCAGGTTTGACATTCAATACACCAAGTTTAAAACTTGTATTCATATCAGTACCATGACCACGTGTGTAGACTCTAAATAAGTCATAACGTCCTCCATTTGATATCTGAGATTGAATGTAAGGTGTTCTAGCAAACTGATAATCTTTGTTACCTGTCCAAGTAGTATCTGAAGCATCTCCACTTGTATCAAAAGTGGTTGTACCTCCTCTGAAATCTAAGCCACCATCTGTAACCTCAACCGAAGCTGAGTAATCTGTTAGTGTTCCGGGTAAGTCGTGACTTTTTTCTTTGAATAATTTATAGATATAAACGTTTGAAGCTGAACCCCCTGATTTTATTGATTGAGGGTCACTTGATATTACATCACCTATGTAGTTAACACTGCTCGTATCTAATGATAATGAGTATGTCCTAGCCGTTACATTACTACCTGATACTTGTAAACTAAATGAAGTACGAGTACCTGCTGCTGTAAGTTTGGTTTCGGTTAAATCACCTACACCACTTGAACCTAGTGAAGGTGCCAAAACAGCTATAGAAGATGTTACTCTTCCTAGAGTTGGACTTGAAGCTCCACTACATTGTAATTTAATCTCTACCGAGTCAACTTTATATCCACCGATTCCCAAAACTCTTACAACGGTCACGGTACCGGCACTTCTCAAATAATTTTCAACTGTATAAGGTACGTAAAATTTAGGATTTACTGGACCAAATAATTCTTCAAATTCTTGAAAGTTAGATACTTGTGTTGGTGTAAAAGCGGGACCTTTAGAAGTAGGTCCTATGATAGCAGCACCTATCTCGCCAATACCTTGAGGTAAGAAAGATAAGTCCCTTTCACGGGTAAATACTCCGGGCGAAACGATTCTTTCTGCCATTGTAATTCTCCTGATTAAGAGTTAATTTTTTGTATAAATAGTCTACTATAAATATAAGTCAAGTTTAGTAAAATAGACTATTTAGACAATTTTTTTACTGTGCTGGTGTAAATGTCCCTGTAGCAGGGTCTAATTGACCAGGTCCGTACTTTTCATTCAGTTTTTGTACCAATTCACGTTCTTCTTGTTGTGTTGATACATACTCTTGTTCAACTTCGGTTATTCTAGCTTCGAGAGCTTCCTGTTGTTGATTAAGTAGTATTCTTTGTACAGATAATTGTCCTAAAATAGTTTGTTTTTCTTGATAACCATTCTGAAGACTTTGTAAAGATTGCATCTCGTCATCAGTAAACTTAACCTCTTTAGTTTGAGGTGTTTCTGAAACTTTAGTTTCGTCAGCCATAACTATATTCTCCTATTTTATTTATAGTTTTATGTGATGATAAATATAATGATAAATTTGTAAAAAAAGTTTTTTTTATACTTCTATAACCTTATAAAGACGTCCAGATGAATCAGAACCACTAAGCTCTGCTGCCTTTGCA